CTGAACTACCAGATTATCCGAACAAAGGTTAACGGAACCCAACAGTTCAAGTTGTTCAATCAGTCCTCATTGTTTATTGGTCAATTCCACCACGAGCAAGAGGCTGTGGATGAAATTTTCGCAAAAGAGTTTGCCGAGAAAGGACTAAAATATGTCCGATAATCAATCAATGGAGGCTGTCATCGAAGACTTCAAGAAGGGTGGCTGGATTATGGCTATCCTTGGAGGGCTTGGGATGCTCGCTAGGCTCATTTTGACCAACGAGGAGTACAAGGTAGCCGTCTGGACAAGAAAAGTCATTGCAGGTGGCATTGTGGGCATTATTAGTTACTTTGCACTATACGGCACTTCCATTGACCCGATGTACAAATCCGTATTGTGCTCTATTTCTGGTTCTATTGCACCCGAACTATTTGAGTATGTGCGGAGAAAATTTATACAAAAAGCGAAATAATTATGGCTAATCTAACACCAGACGAACTGCCGATTGGAGAAATCGACAGACAGATGCTTAGAGACAAGTTTACAGGCAGAAGCAATCTGTTCTTTAATGAAAGAAATGCTGGCGGGACAAGGAGAGCAAGAACCGCACTTGCTGACGATATGCCAAATATGGAGTTGGACCCTGCTGTTCTTTATAGAAGCGTTCCAGAGTCAGCATATCAACATTTACTTCAAACAGGACTTATTCAAGGCAATATGTCTGACTATGATGATAGGCACGGTGGGTTTACTCCAGACACTCCTTATTTTTCTCAAGGCGTAAATCTTGCTAGTTATGCAAGCAGAGGAGAGGCTGGTAGAGGAAAATATGTAATTGCAACGCTTGGAAAAGACTGGAAAGACAGACACGCAAGCCACGGATTAACAGATGAAGAACAACAAGTATTAAACAAAGGAATTAAGAAACTTCAGAATTTTTCTCCAGAAACAAGACAAACACTTAAAGACATAAGTGCAGAAATTAATCGTCAACAACTTAATGCATATCCAAAGTTTGATAAAAAAACTAACAGTTACATTTGGGGTACTACAGTACAAGATGCGACAGAAGCAGATAAGACTAAACTTCAAGATTTACTTCAAAAACTTCATAATTCAAAGGGTGAAATTGAAAGCGTATTAGGTACTTATCTTGCTAATACTGAGACTCACCGAACTCATCCGTCAAAAAATCTTGTTAGAGACCTAAATGACATTGCAAGTGAGACTGTTTTACAGACTGGACCAAACATTGGAGATAAAGCCCATCATCATTGGACAGGAATGAACAACGGTTCTGGTGCGATGTTACCAGATGATTTAAATTACGGTTTTACTAGTTTGATGGAAGGTATTACTAAACCAGATGGCACTCATCACGCTCCTAATTTAAATTTACTTCAGCAATATACTGGTACTCTTTCAAAGTTTTCTGAGGAGTTTATGCCAACAAGTAGCAGAACTGGATATAATCCAAATCTTGTTGTAACCAACCCTGCACGATTTCTTAGATTTGATGGACTAGATGAAGAAAGCACAAGAGGACTAAACCCTCTTGAAAAAAGTGCTGGATTTTTACATTCAGATGGCACTCCTGTTCGTGATTCAAATAGACCCATTTTAGATTCATACTATACGCACATTCAGCCAGAACTTAGAAAAGACATTGTCAGACTTGGTGCTGATGATGACAGTTTTTTTAAAAGTCCAGAAACGATTAGAAGGTATCTTGATACACAACATTTAACTCAAACATTTCCTAATAGAGGAGACGAGTTACCAATGAGGCAGATGGACTTTATGAGCGTAGGTGGACAGGGTGCAATGTATAGCGAAAAAGTGCCTTCACTTACAATTCAAGGTGACCATATTGACCCAAGAAGTGGAGAACCTCGTATATGGAGGATGCCAGCAAATAGCGTTAATGCAAATTCTAGACCTATGGCTGTTTTTAGAATGCATCCAGACCTTCCTAATGGGTTTGAATTGCTTCACGAGTTTAATAATGACGAACTGGCTACTGGGGTTAAACCAATTCCTATTGGAGCACCTAGACCTAATGTAGAGCCAGATGCTTTAAGACGATGGGCTGAAGAAATGGTTGTCGAAAGTCCTTCTCTAAGAGGTCTTAGTGATGCTGAAAAAGCCGCACACATTGAATCTGTGATGGCTCAGTATAGAAAAAAAGGCATTCCTTCTCAACCAGAAATTGATGAATTAAAAAAACACACAGATAACAACTGGGGTAGAGCAGATTACCCATTTCCTTACCCTTATCCTATTGTAAATCCTGCAAATGCTACTCCACAGCAATTAGCAAACAGAGCCGCAGGTGATACTCAAACACCATATAGATATTTGCAAAACGCCATTGAAGAATCGACAAAAGGCAGTCCGACTTATGGAAGAAAAGGTTTTGTAGATATGAATTTGCTTACACAGCCACTTCAACGCCACGCTCAATCGTTTGTCAATGTTGCTAAGGGTGTTACGGAAAAAGATGAGTTCCTTGCAATGATGCAAAAAGGATTAAGTAATCCAGACCACGCTAGAAATTTTGCTACGAACTACACAAGAAATCCAGCAACGAGAGCAATGGTTAACGCTGAAATGGGAGCAAGTGCTATTAAGTTTTTAGGAAAAATCGGAGCCGTAGCCGCTATTGCAACTGCTCCGTCATCTGCTGTCGAAAGAAGAGACAGGATATTTTCTGACTGGGCTACTAACAACAGAGGGTATCCAAACGGAGTACAAGACTTTGGAATGAGAGTACAGGCTGGTATAGAAAATGCACTAGCAGTTGGTACTATGGGTATTGCTGATGAATATTTACACCCCGAATGGAGAGAGCAAATACAGCCTTTACAGAGAGGATACTACTCAGACAACGGTCAGCGTGTTCCCAACTGGGTTCCTAACCTGCAAAGCACATTACTCGCACCTCCAAGATAGTTATGCAAACTAAATGGCTCAAAAGTTTACAAATGGGGGTATTCCTATGCCTCTTTGTAACCTTTACTTTAACAGGGTGTTCAACCGTAGCACCTACCCCTCCTGTCATAATTTCTAACAATAATGAAAAAGACTCGTACATCACTAAGGTCGAAGAAATCGTCTCTGAGTCTGCTTCTGCTCTCGTTGCTGTCGCTCCTGCCCTCCCTGCTGGAATCCCTAGAGAAATTATTGAAGGGCAAATCCAAAGACTGAGCGGGTTGAGCAAGCCGTCAGTCGTTAAGGTTGCTGAGTTTCAGCGTATCATTAAGGAGAAGGACGAAAAGGCTGTGGCTAAAGACCGTGCTGAAGCAATCAAAGTAGATGCAGAAACGGATGCACTATGGGCAACAGTAGAGGCACAAAACCAGAAACTGTCCGAAGCCAATGCACTAAAACTGCAAGCAGAACTAAAAGCGAAAGAAGAAACCAAGACCAGAGTAGTGTACCAAGCGAGTTCGGCTTGTTTAGGGTTATTGATATTCGGAATTCTGGTAACTGCATTTAGTTCGTGGAAGATTTCTGGTCTTACAATTGTCGCTCTGTCATCTTGTGGCATTGGAGCGGTCTGGTGGTTCCTATCTTGACAGACTAACCTATTGGAGCAAACTTGGCTTGCTCAAATAAGTTCGTGCGATGGTTTGTTTGCTGTTGTTGGCGTTGCGTTCCATTTGGGACTTACAGAGAAACGGTGCTACCACCTTCGCACGAAAGGTGGCTAGTGCCTAATCGTACTCATCTTCTTCAACAGCCTCTGCTCGGTGGATGACAGGCTTTGGCTCTGGTAGCATACCCATACCCTTGTCAATGTTGTAGTCCACAATCATACAGGCTTGGCTTCGGCTAAGACCGTCTTTGGTTATGAAGCACTCAACGATGGTCTCATAGTCATACAGAATGCCTCCTGTAAGGGCATCCAGCCCTAGGATGGCTTGGTCTAGCCATTCCCTAGGTTCAAGGAAGATGCCTACAGGGTAGTCCCTGTCGTTATCCTTTAATTCCGCTTTTGAAAGCCTTCTCGGTTTTGGCATCTTTGAATTTGTAGAGGTAAATCTTGCGGATGGAGATAGGACTAGTCCTTACTCTTGCTTGAACGAACTTTACGCTTCCGTCCCTTAGACCTTTTACTAATCGCATCTGCAAGTTTCTTACAGGTATGGAATATTTCTCCGCTAACTCGATGGAAGACAAGTATCCTTTCGGTCTGGGTTCTGATGTCACCTTCCTGTATTGACCTCTGGAATTTACCTCGTTCAGAAACTGGCTGGTTGTTATCTTCATTTTCTTTCGTGGCTAAAGATAAACTCTTTTCCAACTCGGTGGGCTTGCCAGACTTTCCAGTCGTTACCTTGTACGAATCCATACAGCCATCCAGTACCCCACTTAGAAGTAGCCAATCGGTTTTTCGCATAACGCATTTCACGCTTCTTGCAGAGACACCCACCAGAAAAACCAACTGTACCTCGATATCTTCGTGCGTTGGTTTGCTGGATACTGTGGATGTGTCCCATAAGGACTGCCCCTTCTTCCAGTCCGTAATGTATTGCGTGTTCTTCCACCGCTCGCACTCCGCAAGTGTATCCGTGGACTGTTCGTACTTTACCCAAGGTGTGGACACCATCTTCAGCGTGATAGGGGTAGATTTTCTTACACCCACCCACCTTAAGGGTAGTTCGAATAGAGGCATCCATTTCTTCACAATAGTCTTTAGCCATTGCGTTGTGCGATGAGTGAATGATTTGGTCGAGTCGGTCTTCGTGGTTTCCATAATGAAATACAGTAGGGCAGGTGTGTTGTAAGAAATGCTTTCCCCATTGAAGGTCATCTTCAAGAGATTCTCCTTCTTCTTTCATACTACGACCAGACCTAATACTGCGAAAATCAAAACAATCTCCTAGGTGGATACGCTCCTCTGGAGCATAGGATTTAATAAACTTAAACAAGGCAGATGAGGCATCCTCGTCCACCATATCTCCGTGATTGTCCCCAAAAGCCACGAATTTGATGTATTTACTCATTGTTGGAAATGTCGAAAGTGTCGTTTCTAAGAACGCTGAACTGGTCAGTACGCATATGTCGGATGACTCCATCCTTTTCAAATACGATTGCAAAAATGTCGTTAGACCAAGTGCCACCATCTCGCACATACATTAGCCAGCCATAGCCAATGTCGGTATGGACAGGGATTGGGTTGCGAAACTCGTGAATCATATCACTCATTTGTGGTTGGCATCTCCATCTTCTTTGAGCGTAGGAATAGCAGAAGGTTCTCTGCGTCCTTGATTGTCAAGTAGATGAACTTCGCTCCGCTTCTCTTCGCACCAGACAGCAGGAAGGATAAACGGTTGTCCGCTGGCTGTACGGATTTCTTTGACGGAGTTGGCATTGTGGAGGATTTGGATAAGTTCTTCAACGCTAAGACCAAGGAGGAGGGCAGACGCTTTGAGACCATTTTGGTTATTGTGATTCATACTTGTTTAGAGGCTTGGCAAACAGTTTTTCCCATAAAGCCTTTGCAGATGAAAAGTATCCATTTGTTTTAGCAACTTCTGCTGTGGTCTGCTTCTTAGAGGTCAGATGACCACCACCGTGAGCAGGTCGTTTCCAAGTGCGTTTCTTTTTCACAGGATGCCTCTGGCACGATTGAGTGCAGGGTAGTCAAGTTCAGTATTAAGTTTACGCTTCAAGGCTCCAGTAACGCCCATACAGTAGCACATATAGACACGCATAGGAGTAGGCTTGATGTTGTTCCTCTGAAGGGTCTGCACAATCCATTCGCAATGCCATTGGGCTACCTGCCGTGCGATTGGGTAATTGAATGCGTTAGACTTGTTGTACTCCCAATTGGCAAGATTACGCTTACAAGCGTCTTCCCAAGCGGAGCGATGCAGTTGATAGGCTCCAAGAGACTTTCCTTTATCTGAAATAGAGGTGCATCTGTTGTCAGATTCGATGGTGGCTAATTTATCCAAAAAGCCATCCGTGATTTCCATTGCCTGTGCTTGGATGCACAGGGCTATGAGTAGTGCGTATTTCATTTGGTAAAATGTCCCTGCTAGGAATCGAACCTAGATAATTCGCTTAGAAGGCGAATGTTCTATCCATTGAACTACAGGGACAGATTGGTTAGAACGGAACTTCGTCTTGGGATTCGGGTTC